GATGTGCGCCGGACCTTGAACCCGCTGTTCGTCGAGGCGCTGATGGGCTGGCCCACCGGGTGGACCGGCTTCGCCTCTGTGGCAACGGCGTGGTCCCCCTGGTTGCAGCGCATGCGCTTCGAACTCTCGCAGCTGAACTGCTGGCCGATGGATGAAGGGGCACCTGCATGAAGCAGTCGCGCGCCATGTCGCTGGTCGAGTCCGTTGCCAATGTGATCGTCGGCTACGGCTTCGCTGTGGTCACGCAGATCCTGATCTTCCCCATCTTCGGGCTGCACACGACGCTGGCGCAGAACATGAAGATGGGCGCGGTGTTCACCGTGGTGAGCATCGCTCGCTCGTTCACCCTGCGGAGACTGTTCGAGGCGATCCGTGTTGCGTCGGAAAAGAGAAATCATCAATAGCCCGCGTCCATGCGGTGTGGCTTCTGTGTTGTCGCTAACTCATTCAGATCGTATGGTTTCGGAAATTTGACAGTTGATTGAACTCCGGTTTTGTCGGCCCCAAGCTAAATCGGATCGAGAGTGATTTGTTGAAAAACCTAGACGAGGAAAAGACCGATCAAGATTTGCTTCCGGATGGGTTGGAGGCTCTGCGGCAGGAGCTGAGCCTCACGGATGTGATGGGGCTGATCGAGCGCACTGCGAGATGGGTCGATCCAAAAACCTTCGAGTATCTTCCTGTGTGGTATCCGGAGCATGCGCGGCGTGTCCTGTTCTACAAGGCGAACTGGTCCGAGCCGCAGATGAACCGCAATCGTCAGACGGGCGTCAGCATCCACAAGTCTGAAGGGAATACGCACGCGAACAAGGCGCTGACGCTTGCCTTGGGGCTTCGAGCCGCGGAAAGACCGAACTGGTCATGCTGCCATATCTGGGGTGTTGATGATGCCGCCTATCAGATCAGCAATGCCGTAGTGCAGGATCGTCGTTTCTTTTCCTGCGTGGCAAACATGGTTCTTCTTCCGACGCCGCTGAAGGCGTTCACCGACGTCATGCCTGAAGTGAAGATCATGCTCCGCGTCTGCGCACTTCATCTCTATGGCTGGTCTTGCGACCATGAAGAAGTGGCTGGCATCGCCAAACAAGTTTCGGAATGGGCTGGCTGGGACGCTTACCCGAAGAGCTGGCCCAAACCGGGGACGGTTTCGCTTCCGCTCGGAACGGCCAAATTTTCCACACGGATCAAGAAAGCCGCCGACCGCAGGAAGGCCGCAATTCGCAAGGATCTGGCATCGGCCGGTGCAAATTATCCTCGCGAGGAGGTCGAAAAGGTTCTCAGCTACTGGAATGTTCCGCTCTGAAAGACCGCCGCTGCCCCATGAGGACAGCGGCAAGGCTCTGGTTTCGCAGGTGCTTCAGGCCACAGGCAGCTTGTACACGCGCCCCCTATCCTCGATCTTCTCCGAGGTCACCTCGAGCCCGAGCTTCTTCTTCAGGGCCCCGGCCATCGCGCCGCGCACCGTGTGCGACTGCCAGCCCGTCGCGGCCATGATCTCCTCGATGGTCGCGCCGTCCGGCGCGCGCAGCATGGCGATCAGCATCGCCTGCTTGGTGCCCTCGCGCGGCGTGCGCGTCTCGGGCGCGGCCTTCGGTTTGGTGAGGGTGTCCTGCGTGGGCTCCTCGGTCGGCGCGTCCGTCGCGCCTGCAGGCGCGGTGTTCGCGTCCTCGGGCTCGATGCCGATAGCGGCGAGGCCTGCGTCGGTGGCGATCAGCGTGACGCCGTGGCCGTCGCCGGTCTCGCGCCAGACGGGCTCGCCATTGCGAGTGTTCGCCTCGACCTCTTCGAGGAAACCTTTGGCGATCATGGTACTGACCACTTTGGTGGCGGCACCGCCGCGCAGGCTGTCGGGTAACGGCAAAGCGATCAGGTCGTCGCGTTGGGATGCGGCGCTGAGGATGATCGCCTGGGTGTCGGAAATCTTGGTCATGGGGTCGTCTCCTTGTTCGGGCCCGCGTCATGCGGCGCCTTCTACGACCCCAAGCCGCGCAGGGCGCGCGGCAGGTCATCGGGCTGGCTCCTTGGTCGAGTTGCATCGCTTCGTCGGCGTGACGTTCGCTCTGTCCGCGCCGCTTATCAACTCGATAAGCACATGATTTAGAATGATAATCGGAGCCACCAATGCAGGGCATGAGCGAGCGCCAGTACGCCGCGCATGTCGGCTTGTCGCGGGGCGCGATCCAGAAGGCGAAGACGGCCGAGCGGCTGATCCTCTATCGCGATGGAAGCATCAACGCGGCGGCCAGCGACGCCAAGCGTGCAGAGACGACGGACCCGTCGAAGACCCGCAAACCGCCCACGCCGAAGCTGAAACCCGTTCCCGAGGCGGCCGTTACTGCTGTCGGCGACACCTTGCGCGAACAGGGTCTGGCGGTCCCCGCGGTGGGTGGCGGCACGACCTACCTTCAGGCGAAAACCGCCAACGAGGTGCTGAAGGCGCAGGAGCGGCGCATCCGCCTGCAGAAGCTGAAGGGGGAATTGATCGAGCGGGCGCGGGCGCTGTCGCTGGTGTTTCGCTTGGCGCGCGAGGTGCGGGACGCATGGGTGAACTGGCCCGCGCGGTCGTCGGCATTGATGGCGGCGGAACTGGGCGTGGAACCGGCCGCGATGCAGAAGGCCTTGGAAAAACATGTACGCGCCCACCTCGACGAGCTTGCCGAGGTCCGGCCAGACTTCCGGTGACGATGATGGATTGACGGACCCCGGATCGTGGTCCGGGGCAAGCTTCGACGGCGCGAGCGAGATCCTGCGCGCCTGGGGTGCTGGCCTCACGCCCGATCCGGATCTGACAGTGTCGCAATGGGCGGACCGGCACCGGATGCTCTCGGGCCGCGCCTCGGCCGAGCCCGGGCGATACCGCACGGTGCGCACGCCCTACATGCGCGAGATCATGGACCGGCTCTCGCCGGGCGATCCGACCCAGCGGATCGTGTTCATGAAGGCCGCGCAGGTCGGGGCGACCGAGGCGGGCAACAACTGGATCGGCTTTGCCATCCACCAGGCCCCGGGGCCGATGCTGGCGGTCCAGCCGACCGTGGAACTGGCGAAACGTAATTCACGACAACGGATCGATCCGCTGATCGACGAAAGCCCGGAACTGCGCGAACGGGTCAAACCGGCGCGCTCGCGCGACGCGGGCAATACGATGCTCTCGAAGGAGTTCGCGGGTGGCATCCTGATCATGACGGGCGCGAACTCGGCCGTCGGGCTGCGCTCGACACCCGCGCGCTATATCTTCCTCGACGAGGTCGATGCCTATCCGGCCTCGGCAGACGAGGAAGGCGACCCGGTCACGTTGGCGGAGGCACGGTCACTGACCTTCGCCCATCGGCGTAAGGTGTTTCTGGTCTCGACGCCCACAATCCGGGGGCTGAGCCGGATCGAGCGGGAATACGAAGCATCGGACCAGCGCCGGTACTTCGTGCCGTGCCCGCATTGTGGCCACGCACAGTGGCTGAAGTTCGACCGGCTGCGCTGGCAGAAGGGCCGCCCGGAGACGGCGGAATATCACTGCGAGGGCTGCGATCGGCCCATCGCAGAACACTACAAGACGGCGATGCTGGAGGGCGGCGAATGGCGCGCGACCGCCACGGCCACCGATCCGACCACGGTCGGGTATCACCTCTCCGCACTCTATTCGCCGATCGGCTGGCTGAGCTGGGAGCGGATCGTGCGGGCATGGGACGCAGCCCAAGGGTCGGACGAGGCAATCAAGGCGTTCCGCAACACGATCCTTGGCGAGACATGGGTCGAGACCGGCGAAGCGCCCGACTGGCAGCGGTTGGCGGACCAGCGCGAGACCTGGAATGCTGGCGCTGTGCCATCAGGCGGTCTGTTCCTGACTGCGGGAGCGGATGTTCAGAAGGATCGCATCGAAGTCGATGTCTGGGCCTGGGGCCGCGGGCTGGAGAGTTGGCTGATCGATCACCTGGTCATCGAGGGAGGGCCCGGCGACCAGGCGTGCTGGCAGCAGCTGACCAATTTGCTCGGCCAGACATGGATGCATGCTTGCGGTCAGAAGATGACGTTGGCACGGCTGGCGATCGATACCGGCTACGAGACAAGTGCTGTGTATGCCTGGTCGCGACAGGTCGGCTTCGCGCAGGTGGCTCCGGTCAAAGGCGTCGAAGGATTCAACCGGTCCAGCCCGGTCACCGGCCCGACATATGTGGACGCGACCATCGCAGGCAAAAGGCTGCGGCGCGGGGCCCGGCTTTGGACGGTCGCCACGTCGACCTTCAAGACCGAGACCTATCGCTATTTGCGCCAGGACCGGCCGACGCGGGAGGAAATCGAGGCTGGGCACCTTTGCCCGCCCGGAACGATCCATCTGCCAAACTGGGCGGACGGCGAGTGGCTGAAGCAATTCACGGCCGAACAACTGATCACGGTCGCTACCCGCCGCGGCTTCGCCAGGCTCGAATGGCAGAAGCTGCGCGAACGCAATGAAGCTCTGGATTGTCGCGTCTATGCCCGGGCAGCCGCCTGGATATTGGGCGCTGACCGTTGGTCCGATGCGCGGTGGGCCGATCTGGAAGCACAGGCCGGGATCAAGGCGGTGGACATGGCTGAGGACGGGGCGGGAAACACCATGCCCGCTTCTCGGCGCGCGGGACCACAGCGGCGAACCGTGCGCTCAAGTTACATGAGGTGAATTGATGCCCACGATAGCCGAGCTCCGCGCCCGCCGCGAGACCCTGGCTGTTCAGCGTTCCTCTGGTGTGGCGCGTGTCAGTTACGACGGAAAGACGGTGGACTATCGCAGCGTCGCGGAAATCGACCGGGCCATCGAGGCCATCGACCGCGAGATTGCCACCGCCGAGGGACGACGGATTGTTCGGCAGGTGCGTGTAACGACGGCGAAGGGTCTTTGATCCATGGGCCTGTTTGATCGTTTCCGTCGCCCATCCTCGGGCGGCCCGGCAGCCGTGTCAGCGCGCCTCGAAGGCGCGATGGCCCGGCGGCGGCTTCGCGGCTGGAACCCGCCGCTGGAAAACATCAATTCGCTGGTCGCCTCGGGCGGTCCACGCCTGCTGGCGCGGTCGCGCGAACTGGTCGTGACCAATGGCTATGCCGCCAATGCCTGTGAGGCATTTGCATCAAACCTGGTGGGCGATGGCATCAAGCCCTCGTCGCTTATCACGGATGCGGCGTTGCGTGACAGCGTTCAGCAGCTCTGGCTCGCATGGACCGACGAGGCGGATGCGGATGGACTGACCGATTTCTACGGTCTGCAGGCCATGGTGGCGCGCGAAATGTTCGTGGCGGGCGAATGCTTCGTGCGTCTGCGTCTCCGCCGCGCCGAGGACAGCCTGCTTGTGCCGATGCAACTGCAGTTGCTCCAGTCGGAGATGCTGCCGTTCGAGAAGACCGAGACCGCGGCAAATGGCAATCGCATCCGTTGCGGGATTGAATTTGACGCCATCGGACGGCGCGTGGCCTATCATTTTCGCCGTCGCCATCCTGGAGACAGCACCGATCAGGGGATGGTGATCCCCGAAACGGTGCGCGTGCCAGCCGACGACGTGCTGCACATCTACCGCCCCATTGACGCAGGCCAGATCCGTGGCCTGCCGCATGTGGCGCCCGCCATGGTGCGGCTGTTCCTGCTCGACCAATACGACGATGCCGAACTTGACCGCAAGAAAACCGCGGCGATGTTCGCGGGGTTTATCACCAAGACAGCGCCGGAAGACCCGATGATGGGCGAGGGTGAGGCCACTCTTGATGGCACCGCCATTGCGAGCCTCGAACCCGGCACGATGCAGGTTCTGCTACCGGGCGAAGACGTGAAGTTCTCCAGTCCTGCAGATGTTGGGGGCGGCTATGAGGCGTTTCAATACCGAACGCTCTTGTCGGTATCAGCCTCGCTGGGGCTGCCGTATCACCTCGTAACCGGGGATGTGCGTCAGGCGAACTATTCGAGCCTGCGGGCAGAGCTGGTCGAGTTCCGCCGCCGCATTGGCCAGCTGCAACACGCGGTGATGGCGCACCAGCTGTGCCTTCCGATCTGGCGGCGCTGGCTTGAGACGGCCGTGTTGTCGGGGGCGCTGGATATCGGTGACCCCGCCGCCGCGCGAGCGGTGCAGTGGATCCCGCCACGCTGGGATTGGGTCGATCCGCTGAAGGACATCCAGGCTCAGGTGCTGGCGATGGAAGCGGGGATCACCTCACGCCGCAAGGTGGTCGAGGCCACCGGCTATGACGTTGAGGAAGTCGACCGAGAGAATGCGGCAGATGCCAAACGCGTTGCAGATCTGGGGCTGAGCTACCGCGCGAGCCCTGGCGAAACGCAGGGCGCGCGGGCGACGCCCGCAGCGCGGCCTGATCCTGGAGATGGCACGGGCGAAGACACGGGCCAAGACACGGGCCAAGACACGGGCAAAGACACGGGCAAAGGCACGGACAAAGGCACGGACAAAGGCACGGGCGACGGATCCGCCTCCACCGATCCCGCCACCGAACAGGAGTGATTATATGACAAGCTGGTATGCGATCCGCGCCCGGGGAACCGGCGCGGAAGTGGCGATCTATGACGAGATCGGTGCCCATGGGGTTTCGGCGAAGGGGTTCCTTGCCGAACTCGGCGCACTGCCAGACGGAACGCCAGTCGATCTGCGGCTGAACAGCCCGGGCGGGTCAGTCTTCGATGCGGTCGCGATTTACAATGCGCTGAAACGGCACGCGGGCACGGTCACGGTCTGGATCGACGGTATTGCCGCTTCGGCTGCGTCCTATGTCGCGATGGCGGGCGACGAGATCGTCATGCCGGAGAACGCGTTCCTGATGATCCACGATCCGTCGGGGTTGGCAATGGGCACGGCGGGCGACATGCGCGCGATGGCCGAGGCGCTTGACAAGATCGCGGGCAGCCTGGTTCGGGGATATGCCGCCAAATCCGGCAAGAGCGATGACGAGATCGCAGCGCTGATGGCGGCCGAAACCTGGTTCGATGCGGCCGACGCGGTTGCGGCGGGCTTCGCGGACCGGCTGGCGGAACCTGTGAGGATGGCCGCCCGCTTCGACATCGGTCGGTTCCGCAACGCGCCGCCCGACCTCGTCGAGGCAGTGGAAGCCACTGGCCAGGAGGATGTTCCGACCGAGGCGGAGGGCGTTCAGCCCGAACTGGAGCACGTTGGCGAGGACAGTATCCAAGACACCGGCACAAAGACCGACAGTATCGTGGACGGCGATGTCGAACCCGCCGATAGCACCGGCGAGGCGGGCAGCGACGAAGCGCTTGTCGAGCCCGAGGGGCATGGTGCCGCCGACGACATGCCCAGCCCTTCGGCTCGGATCCCGGCTCCGGATGGCGCACCGCCCGATGCCGCCGCGATCAGCGCCGAGGCAATCCGAGCCGAGGCGATCACTCATGCCCGCGCTATCGTCGATCTTTGCCGACTTGCAGGTCAGCCACAGATGGCTGGACGGTTCCTGGAACAGGACGCCCGCCTCGACGACGTCCGCATGGCCCTTCTGGCTTTGAGGTCAGAGGCCGAACCCGACATCACTGCCCATCACCCGCAACCCGGCCGGACCACGACGGCCCGCCCATGGGGTGAGATCGTCGCCCGTACCTTCAAGCTGAAAGGATAACCACGTGACCACGCTTACCGAGACCACGCATCCAGGAGGCTTCCTCGTTTGGGAGGCGTTCCGCGACTTCACCCGCGAAACCATCACCGTCGCCACAGGAACAGCGTTTGCCAAGCTCGATCCGGGCACCGTGCTGGGCAAGATCACCGCGTCTGGCAAATACACCGCCCATGATCCTGCCGCCGTCGATGGCACGGAAACCGCCGTGGCGGTGCTTTGGGGCAGGGCCGATGCCACAGGCGGCGATGTGCCAGCCGTTGCGCTGGTTCGCGGTCCCGCCATCATCAATCGCCACGATCTCGTTTTTGCCGGCACCCCCAGTGAGGGCGAGATTACCGCCGCCCATGCCGCGCTGCTGGCGGTCGGCATCCTCGTCCGCTGATCAAACCCTCAAAGGAGGCATTCCCATGACCACCATGGATATTTTTGAGGCCGATGCATTCACCATCATCGAGCTTACCCGCGCGCTGGAAAACATCCCCTTCAAGCCCGCGATCCTGTCGGGCGCCAGCCTGTTCTCACCGCGCGGCGTGCGCTCGCGCACCGTCGTGATTGAAAGCCGTGACGGCACACTGTCGCTGATCCCGTTCTCTGAACGCGGCTCGGCGGCCGAGCAACAGGTGCCGGAGCGTCGCGACATGCGCGCCTTTGTCTGCCGCCAGTTCAAGAAGCAGGACGTGCTCTGGGCCTCTGAAATTCAGGGCATCCGCGACTTTGGCTCGGAAAGTGCGACCCAGCAGGTGCAAAGCGAGGTCGCCCGCAAGCTCGCCCGTTTGCGCCAGGATGCGGAGGCGACGTTCGAATATCACCTGCTGAACGGCATTCAGGGGATCGTGAAGGATCCCAAGGACAACGCCACGGTGATCAACTACTTCACCGAGTTCGCCATCACGCCCGCCACCGAGATCGACTTCGATCTGGACAATGCGACCCCGGCCTCCGGTGCGCTGCGCAAGCGCTGCCAGGCACTGATCGAAAGCGTCGAGGACTCGATGGGCGGGCTTGCCGCCGGGGCCGTGCAGGTCCGCGCCGAATGTGGCTCAGCCTTCTTCGCCGATCTCATCGCCCACAAGGAGGTGCGCGAGACTTATCTCAACACTGCCGCTGCTGCCGATCTGCGCGGCCGGGTCGCCGACGAGGTCAGCTTTGGTGGTATTACTTTCCGTCGCTACCGCGGTGGGGCGGGCTTCGGTGTGCCGACCGACAAGGCCTTCTTCTATCCCGAAGGGGTGGAGGGCCTCTTCGAGATCTACCATGCCCCCGCCGACACGTTCGAGACGGTCAATACTCTGGGATTGCCGCTCTACGCGCGCACCATCCCCGACCGGGACCGTGACGAATGGGTGCGGCTTGAAATCGAGAGCAACCCACTGCCGATCTGCACTCGCCCACAAGTGCTGCGCTCGGCAAGGCGGACGTGATGTCTGCCTTCGACGCCGCCGTCAATTTGCTGTTCGCCGATCCGAACATCGGTCGGGATGCGGTCTACATCGCAGACGGCGGCGCACCCGTGCTGGTGCGCATCGTCGCCCGGCAGGCTGATGCGATTACCGACTTCGGCGATGCGCGGCTTTGGTCCGAAACCATGCGGGTCGACCTGCGCGTGGCCGAGGTGCCTAATCCGCGCCCGGGTGACCGCTTGGAAATCGACGGCGACGCCTTCCTCATTCAGGGCGCGCCTGTGCGGGATCGCGAGCGGCTTGTCTGGACCGTGGACTTGCGGCCGTCATAGGCTACCGGTCGTCTGAAACGCCAACTGCCAGCGGGTCAGATTATTTGAACCGCTTCATCGCACTTTGGAACGAGTCCGAGATGCTGTCCCAGGCCGATTGAAAACCCTTGCTCATATCGTCCCAGGCGGCGTTAGATGCCAGCTGCGCCTCCTTCATCTTCGCCTCGGCGTCATCGCGTTGCTTGCGCATTTCGGCAAGCTGCTTCTCGTATTCGATCTTCGCATCGGCCTGCGCTTCCTTGGCGTTTGCCTGCATCTTGTCGATCTCTGCGTTCCACTTGTCGATATTGGCCTTGGCCTTCTCTACATACGCGTCACGATCCATCGTCGTTGTCCTCCACGGTTCTGAATTTCAAATAAGGGTCCATGGTAACCTGAAAATGAAGTCTTTGGAAATTTGAGACTGAAGCTCGACATTGATCCCGACATCGTCGCGATGATGGCGGCCGAGGTCGCGGCGGGCGAGCGCGCGGTGACAGCCGCCATGCGCGAGGCTGGGGGCGGGCTCAAGACTGCCTGGCGCACGCAGATCACTGGAGCGGGGCTCGGGCCTCGGCTGGCCAACTCGATCCGTAACCAGAACTTCCCGAGGTCCGGCGAGAGCCTGGATGCCGCGGCGCTGGTCTGGTCCAATGCCCCGGTCATCGTCGGTGCGCATGACACCGGTCCGCTGATCCGCTCGAAGGAGGGGTTCTGGCTCGCGATCCCGCTGCCCGCGGCTGGCAAATCCCTGCGCGGCGGCCGGATCACCCCCGGTGAATGGGAACGACGACGCGGGCAGCGCTTGCGCTTCGTCTATCGCCGCACGGGTCCGAGCCTGCTGGTGGCGGAGGGACGCCTGAACACGAAGGGTCAGGCGGTGGTGTCGCGCTCGAAGACCGGGCGCGGCAAAGTCACCGCGCCGATCTTCCTGCTGGTGCCGCAGGTCAAGCTGCCGAAGCGGTTGGATCTGGCGCGGGACGCAGACCAGGCATTGGACAGCGTCCCGGGGCTGATCGTGGCGAACTGGGTGGAGACCCGGTTCTGAACGGTGGTGGTCGACATGTGGAAGACATTGGCATATATTGCCAATCACCTGCATGGAGACCTACATGGCCACGCGAAACGTCGTTCTCACCGATACGCAATCCGACCTGGTCGACCAACTGGTCGCATCGGGGCGCTACCAGAACGCCTCGGAAGCCCTGCGGGCGGGCCTTCGGCTGCTCGAACGCGAAGAGAGCGAACTGGGCGAGTTGCGTTCCCGGCTGCAATCCGGCCTCGAGGAAGCACACAGGGGCGATCTTGCCGAGGGTTCGGGCGAGGACGCCATCCGTCGCGCCTTTGCGGCTGCGCGCGAAGGGTCCTGATGCCGAAACCGTGGCGGCTGACGCGGGCGGCGGAAGCCTCGCTCATCGATATCGCACGTTGGACGTTCGAGACCTTCGGGCCGCGACAGGCTGCGGCTTATGAGGAAGATCTGATCGCCGTGTGCCGCGACATCGCGGCGGGAATTGCCTTGTCGCAGGATTGCCGCCGTCTAATCGATCCGTACCTGGCCGAGGATCTGCGTTTTTCGCGCTGCGGCCAGCATTTCATCGTGTTTATCGAGGACCTGGATCAGGTGATCATCATTGATTTCCTGCACAGCCGATCCGACCTGCCGGGAAAGCTGGCGATGTTGCAGGGTCCAAAACCTTACCGCAACCGTTGAGACCATTGGGTCCGATGATACCCGGAGCCCGTCGATGCCCTCCCTCCGCGAAATCATACTCACCGCGCTGCACACCCTGCTGCAGGCGCTGCCCGCCACCGTCTTGCGCGGAGAGGTCCTGCCCGAGCGGGTTCCGGCCGAGGGCCTGCTGATCCTGCGTGACGGCGAGCCGGGGGAGCCCGAAGTCACGCTCTCGCCCCTGCGCTACCACTACCAGCACCGCGCCGAGATCGAGGCGGTTGTGCAGGGCACTGACCGTGACGCCACCTTCGACACGCTGATCGCCAGTATCGGCACGGCACTCGCCGCCGACCGGACTCTCGGCGGGCTCTGCGACTGGATCGAAGCCGAAGCGCCACGGCCGGTCGATCTGCCCGTCGAGGGCGCGGCCAGCCTGAAGGCGGCGGTCATTCCGGTCGTCCTTCACTATTCGACAGCTGATCCGCTGGGATGACCCGGCGACTAGCCTGAAGGCCGCGTTCGGCGGGACGACAGTCCACTGGACTGTCGTCTGATCCGCCTCACTCCCGGTAGTCCTGCACTATTCCACGGCCGATCCACTCGGCTGACCCCGACAATCCAAGGAGAAAACGATGGCACGAGCCCAAGGGGCGCGGGCGCAGATGGCGCTTGCGTTCGAGACGACCTATGGAACGCCCCCTGTGGGCGGCTTCACCAGGATGCCCTTCGCCAGCACCTCTTTGGGGGCGGAGCAGCCACTGCTGAACAGCGAGTTGCTGGGCTACGGCCGCGATCCGCTGGCACCGATCAAGGATGCGGTGACGGCGGATGGCGATGTTGTCGTACCGCTCGATGCTGAGGCCTTCGGGTTCTGGCTGAAGGCGGCGTTCGGGACACCCACGACGATGGGCGCGGAGGCGCCCTATAGCCACGAGTTCCAGTCGGGGTCCTGGACGCTGCCCTCGATGTCCATCGAGACCGGCATGCCCGAACTGCCGCGATTTGCCATGTACTCCGGCTGCGTGCTCGACCAGATCACCTGGCAGATGCAGCGCTCCGGCCTGCTGACCGCGACGGCGCGGCTGGTGGCGCAGGGCGAGACGGTTGGCACGACGACCAGCGCAGGCACGCCCGCCGCGTTGGAGCTGAAGCGCTTTGGCCATTTCAACGGAGCCATCACGCGCAACGGATCGGCGCTCGGCAATTTGGTCTCTGCCCAGATCACCTACGCCAACAATCTCGACCGGATCGAGACCATCCGCTCGGACGGCCGCATCGACGGCGCGGACCCGTCCATTGCAGCCCTGACTGGCTCCATCGAGGTGCGCTTCGCCGATCAGACGCTGGTGACGCAGGCGATCAACGGCGAGGCCTGCGAGATGGAGTTCGCCTACGTGCTGCCCTCTGGCGAGAGTTTTACCTTCACCGTGCACGCCGTCTACCTGCCGCGTCCCCGCATCGAGATCTCCGGGCCGCAGGGCGTGCAGGCGACCTTCGACTGGCAGGCCGCCCGCGACAGCACCGTCGGCCGGATGTGCACCGCAACCCTCGTGAATGATGTGGAGACCTATTGATGCTGACGCTCGACCTGACCAACCAGCCGCGCTGGCATGATCTGGTGCCGGGCGTTCGGGTGCAGCTGCGCCCGCTCACCACGGCGCTGATGGTGGCGACCCGAAGCGATCCAGTTGTCGAAAGCCTGCCAGAGGAGGCCAGCGACGAGGAACGCGCCGTCGCCTTCGCCAAGGCGCTGGCGCGGCGGGCGATGCTTGCCTGGGAGGGCATCGGTGATGCGGACGGCAAGCCGATCGATCCCAGCCCGGAGGCCATCGACGCGCTGCTCGACGTCTGGCCAATCTTCGAGGCGTTCCAGCTGACATACGTCTCCAAAGGCCTGCTGCTGGAACAGGAAAAAAACGTCTCCGCGCTCTCGCCGAATGGTCCTTCGGCGGGGGCGAGCGCTACTGCGACGCGTGCCAAGCGACCTGCGAAACCTGCCCGGCGCGGCTGAACCGTCCGGAAACGCCGGAAGGTTGGCAGGTCTGGGACCTCGTCGGCCGTCTGGGTGGCCAGCTCCGTGTCCTGCCTGGTGCTGTGATCGGCTGGGACATGTCGGCCGCGCTGGCGCTCGGTGACGCGCTTGGTGTGCCGCCGCTCGCCATGGCCGAACTGCTGCCCGTCATCGAGGCAGTGATGGTCGCCAAACTCAACGAACAGATGGATCACTCCCATGGCTGAGAAGAGGGTCAGCGTCCGCCTTGCTGCGGTTGGCGGCCGACAGGTGCGCGCCGAGCTGGAAGGTGTCGGCGAGGCCGGGTCGCGCGGCTTCGGACGGCTGAGCCGGGAGATGGAAGCGGCCAACACTCGGCTTGCGGCCTTCTCGCGGCGGGTCTCTGTGGCCGCCGCAGCAGCGGTTGCTGCCGCTGGAGCTGCTGGCGTCGCTATGGTCCGATCCGGGCTCTCCAGCGTCGATGCGCAGGCCAAGCTCGCGCAGTCGCTGGGGACCACGGTCGCCTCGATCCAGACGCTGGAGCGCGCCGGCGAGCTTGCGGGCGTCTCGATGTCGGGCATCGAGCAGGCCACGAAGGATCTGACGCGTCGTCTCAGTCAGGCGGCGGCCGGGAGCGGTCCCGCCGCCGACGCGCTCGACCGGCTCGGGCTCTCGGCCAACGAGCTGATCGCGCTGCCGCTGGACCAGCGTGTGGGTGCGATCAACGCCGCCATCGAAAGCTTCGTGCCCGCCGCAGAGCGCGCGGCCGTGGCAGGTCAGCTTTTCGGTGAGGAAGGCTCCATCGCCATGTCGCGGATCGACACGGCGACGCTGCGACAGGCGACGCAGGACGTGCTTGCCTTCGGGGTCGTGGTCTCCGAGCAGGATGCCGACCAGATCGAGCGCACCAACGATGCCATCTCCCGGCTTGGCCTGATCTGGCGCGGGCTGTCGAACCAGCTGGCGGTGGCCGCCGCCCCCGCGCTGGAAGCCGTCGCGAACGCCATGGCTGCGGTCGCCAGCCGCACCGGGCCCCTCGGCATCGCCATTCGCGGCCTCTTCGACAACATTGGCCGTCTGACCATCTATGCCGGAACCTTCGCGGCGTTCCTGGCCGGACGCTGGGTGGCTGGCATGGCTATCGCAGCGCTGTCGGTCCGCGGGCTCGCCATGGCGCTGGTGGTCCTGCGCGGCGTGCTGATCCGCACCGGCATCGGCTTGGCTGTAGTCGGCGCGGGCGAGCTCGTCTACCAGTTCACCCGCCTTGTTTCTGGTGCGGGTGGGTTCGCAAACGCGCTGGACCTTATGGGCAATGTCGCCCGTGCCGTCTGGGACGGTATCAAGGCCACGATGTCGTCCTTTGTCGACGACTTCCGTGCGATGCGCGCCAACATTGAAGGCATCTGGCTGCAGCTCATGGGGTTCCTCTCGGCAAAATGGGCCGAGTTCCTCGGCATGATCGGGCCGACGTTCAACGCGGTTGCCGACCGCATCGGCTCGGATGTCCAGATCGACTGGTTCGGGGCGCAGTCCTACGCCTCGATGCTCGACCATGCGGCAAGCACCATGGGCGCGAGCGCCGAGCACTTTGCCCAGCGCGCCACCCAGACCCGCGCCGCGGCCTTCGACGGCGTACGCGATGCCGTTGCCGCACTCGTCGACGCGATGCGTGGCTCGAGTGAGGACACCGAAGACGCGATGGATGCTGCTGCCGCAGGCGCACAGCGTGTGACCGACGCGCTCGATCAGGCCCAGGCAGCAGCAGGCCGCGCAGGGTCGGCCGGAGGGCAGGCAGGCATGGATACCCAGACGGGCGCGCAGGAAGCCCTGACCGGCTGGCAGGCCGTCACCGCCGCTCTGTCGGACTACGCCAGCAAGGCCCGAGAGATCGGCGGCGACATTGGCCAGAGCCTTGTTGGCGCCTTCCAGTCGGCCGAGAACGCGGTCGGTGAGTTCGTGAAGACTGGCAAGCTCGACTTCCGCGACCTCGTCACCTCCCTGCTGGCCGATCTGGCAAAGCTCGCAGCGCGGCGCTTCGTCCTGGGACCGATCGCCAATGCGCTCTCCGGTGTGTTCTCCGGAGCGGGGGGTATCTTCGCCAACGTATTGCACGCGGGCGGGATGGTCGGGTCGGCCAGTCCCTCGCGCATGGTCCCGGCGATGGCCTTTGCGGCCGCGCCCCGCATGCATTCCGGCGGGATAGCCGGGCTTGGCCATGATGAAGTGCCAGCGATCCTGCAGCGCGGCGAGCGGGTGCTGAACCGGGATGAGACGCGCGCCTATGGGCGCGGCGAGCCCCGATCTGGCAGCGCGATCGTCAATGTCACCATCCAGACGCCGAACCCGACAGCCTTCGACGCCAGCCGTAGCCAGATCGCGGCAGGGCTTGCCCGTGCCGTTCGCTCCGGAATGCGAGGCCTGTAGCGTTTAGCCAAGCGAAGTGGGAACCGGTTCGTGTGAAGCGAACGCGTGAGAAAGAACCAGATGCCGCAACCGTTTCTCGATATCGCCTTTCCTGGCTCGGTTGCACGCGGTGCTACCGGTGGCCCGGGTTTTTCGACGCAGATCGTCACGCTCGCTTCGGGCGCAGAGCAGCGCAACATCAATTGGGCGAACAGCAGGGGCCGCTGGAACATCTCGACCGGTATCCGCAGCCGTGCCGACATGGCAGCGGTGATCGCGCATTTTCATGTGGTGAAGGGCAGGGCCTATTCGTTCCGGTTCAGGGACTGGAACGATTTTGACGCCACCGATCAGGCAATGATCCAGATCACGCCAACGCTCTGGCAGATCGTCAAACGCTACAATCGCGCTGGCTACGAGCATGTCCGCACGATCACCAGGCCCGTTGCCGGATCTGTCACGGTAAAGATTGCCGCAACCCCGGTCACACCGGCAGCCATCGATGCGCTGACGGGCCAGATCACCTTTGCCTCCGCGCCGGGGTCAGCGCCGACGGCCTCGTTCCAGTTCGACGTTCCTGTCCGCTTCAATACCGACAGCCTGCCGGTTCAGGCCAACGCCTGGGACGTGCAGATCGTCAACGATATCGACCTTGTGGAAGTCCTGGAGTGACAAGCTGGACATCCGCAATAACCTAGTCGCCGATACGCTTTCATGCATTTTGCCATGAACAAATCAGATTCGAAGCGCGAACATATCAGAATCAAAAGTGCCTCGGGTAATCGCCGAGTTCTGTGTCTGGGGGTTTTTGCGGCTGTCCAGCTTGGGGTTGTGCCCAATCTCATCAAGCACATCGCTTTCGGCTGGCGCACGGAATCGCCTATAAAGAAAAATGCGCGAGAAACCGAAGACGATCGTCATTAAATTTGTTGAACCGAATGGGCTCACGCATTCTGAAATGACGCTTGAGATTCCAGACACGCTAGGCACTCCCGATGTGCTGCAAGAAATGTTCGAGCGAACCACGAACGAGAACATGTGGCGGGAGAAAGCTGGCGAGTTGCTTGCAACGGGAGAATATGATCCGACTTTCCGGCACAAATTCCATACCTACTGGACGGTAGCTGGACATCACATTCGAGCGCAGATCGACGACGATAAGCGTCTGATATCGTTACTTCGACTGATCCTTCCTCCGTATGTCGGACCTGGCCGCACTCTGTACCGCGGGGAAAACCTTGATCGATGGAAATCTGGCAGAATTGGGCTTTGCTGGTCTGACAACATTGAGACCGCCCTGATGTTTGGCCGCGGGCTCAATGCAACAGGAGCCGGAGGCGTTCTGCTTCAGTGGCAAGCGTCGAACGACGCAATAATCGCTGGCCCAAGTGCCCACAGCCTCTATCTCGGCGAGAGCGAATATACCCTAGACTTATCGGAGACCTCTGAGATCGAGGAAATCCAGCAGTATCCCTCGTCGGGCTGATCGCTAACACAAGCTCCGAGCCCAAACAGCGCTCGAATTCGGACACCTCAATATGAAAACCCTACCTCCCGCGCTTGCCACCCATGTTGCGGGCGGTCTTACAACGCTGTGCCGTTGTTGGCGGGTGGAACGCCGCGACGGCGTGGTGATGGGCTTCACCGACTTCGACCGCGATCTGGCTTTCGATGCCGTCACCTACAAGGCGGCGTCGGGCTTCACTGCGACTGCAATCGAAGGCCAGCTTGGGTTGGCCGTTTCCAACCTCGATGTGCAGGGCGCGCTGTCCTCTGACGCGCTCACCGAGGATGATCTTCATGGCGGGCGCTATGACGATGCTGCGGTGACGATCTACCTCGTCAACTGGTTGGATGTGGCGCAGCGGGTGATCCTGCGCGCGGGCAATCTTGGCCAGATCTCGCGCGGCAAGCTCGCCTTTTCCGCTGAACTGCGCGGCCTGGCCGCCAGGCTCGACCAACCGGCTGGCCGCCTCTTCCAGCGGTCCTGCGCCTGGGATCTGGGCGATGGGCACTGTGGTATCGATCTCAATGCCACCGGGCACAATGGTACAGGTGAAGTGAGCCAGGTTCTCGATGCCTTCGAGTTCGTGGCATCTGGCTTGTCTGCAGTGGTTTCGGGTGGGTTGACACGCGGCAAGCTGGTCTGGACCTCCGGGGTCAACAATGGCCTTTCTGTCGAGATCAAGACGCATTCCTCGAGCGCTGGCGTTGCACGCATCGCCATCGCCTTGCCGATGGGCGCACTTGCCGCGGTCGGCGACACGTTCAGCGCGACGGTGGGATGCGACCGCACGTTCGCGACCTGCCGGGATCGTTTTGCCAACACGGCCAACTTCGGCGGCTTCCCGCATATGCCCGGAACCGACTTCGCCATGTCCTACCCAAACCAGGGCGCCGGTAACGACGGCGGCAAGATCACATGAGCAATTCATTCTCTGGCCGCGAAACCATCATCCTCGAGGCCCGCTCCTGGGTCGGCACGCCCTATCATCACCAGGCAGCACTCAAGGGCGTCGGCTGCGATTGTCTGGGGCTTGTGCGCGGTGTCTGGCGGGCCGTCTATGGCGCCGATCCCGAACTCCCGCCCGCGTATTCTCGCGATTGGGCCGAGACGCTGCGCGAAGAAACGCTCGCCGATGCGGCTGGCCGCCATATGATACCGCTGGCGCTCGATGCCTTCGATCCCGGTGATCTTCTGCTCTTTGCCATCAACGACAACGCGCCCGCCAAGCATTGCGCAATCCTTGTCACAGAAGATCGTATGGTGCACGCCATCGAGTCCCATCCGGTGGCGGAAGTCTCGCTGGTGCCGTGGTGGCGCAGTCGATTGAGATTTGTGTTTCGATTTCCCGATCACCTGTAGTCAAAGCCAGCTTTCCGAATAGCCGCAACGCTGCGCTCAACATCAAGATCGGCTTCGGGACAAATGCGGGCCACTTCGGCACCGACCTTTGCCCAGTGCCATGCTTCCGGACCATCCCCAGATTGCCGCGCACGCGCGATCTCGACTTGCGCAGCATGAAATGCAGTTCGCTTGTCGAACGCTATCAAACGACGCGCATCCGCTTTCCAACGTGCTCGGCGCGCAAGCCGTCTATCGAAGAACCCTCTGAGCATAGTTCCAAACCACCCCCGTCAGTTCTGACGGGCACCGTCAAAAGCACAAATCAATAAACCTAATCACGCTGACGGAAAAGCACCTGATCAATGGCCGTTCTTCTCCTCACCGCCGCAGCCTCCGCGCTGACGGCGGGCGCCTCGGCGTTTGTCCAGATCGCGGCAGCGGCAGCGGCGACCGCGGCCGGCAGCTTCATCGACAACCGTCTGTTTGGCGCCTCGCTGGGCGATACCTCGCAGGAGGGCCCGCGCCTCGACAACACGCAGATCCAGGCCTCGAGCGAGGGTGCTGCGATCCCGGAGATTGCCGGACGGGTTCGGATCGCAGGCCAGATCATCTGGGCAACCAGGTTCAAGGAAGTGGCGACCACGACCACGCAACGCTCCGGCGGCGGCAAGGGCAGCGGCGGTGGTGGCGGATCGGTCACGACGACCACCTATTCCTATTTTGCCAACTTCGCGGTCGGGCTTTGTGAAGGTACGATCGACCGGATCGGCCGCATCTGGGCAGACGGCAAGCCGCTCTCGCTCGCCGGTATTACCATGCGGGTCTATCGCGGCTTGGGCGACCAGTCGCCCGATCCGTTGATCGAAGGCGTCGAAGGCTCTGGTAATGCGCCCGCCTATCGCGGCACCGCCTATGTGATCTTCGACAGTCTGGCGCTCGAAAAGTTCGGCAACCGCCTGCCACAGCTCACTTTCGAAGTGTTCCGGCGCGTCTCCTCCACGGCTGGTGACAGCCTCGAGACCATGGTGCGCGCCGTGACCATGATCCCCGGTGCTGGCGAGCGCGCCTATGACACCAAGGTCCAGAAGCGCGATCTGGGCGGCGGCTCGACCACACCGGAGAACGACAGCGCCGGGCGCTCGACCTCGGACTGGTCGGTGGCGCTCGATGATCTCAAAGCCTCGTTGCCCAATGTCGATAGGGTGTTTCTGGTGGTGGGCTGGTTCGGGGACGATCTGCGCTGCGGCTCCTGCACGATCCGTCCAAAGGTCGAGGTCGCCGACAAGGTGACAACGCCCGATGCCTGGATGGTGCATGGCGTTGCGCGCTCCGGCGCGCTCGTCATGTCGCTGAGCTCCGGCAAGCCTGCCTATGGCGGCACGCCCTCGGATGACACCGTCGTTCGCGCGATCCGCGATCTGAAGGCGCGTGGCTACGCGGTTGTCTTCTATCCGTTCGTGTTCATGGACGTGCCCACCGGCAACGCGCTGCCAAATCCTTATGGAGGAACTGGCCAGCCCGTCTATCCCTGGCGCGGAAGGATCACCTGCCACCCCGCCGCGAGCCAGCCTGATACGGTGGACCAGACGGCAGCAGCTGGCAACCAGATCGCCGCCTTCTTTGGTTCCTGCTCGCCTGCTCATATCTCCCTATCGATCAACACCAGCACCGATGCGGTGACGACCAGCTATTCCGGCCCGGCCGAATGGGGCTTGCGCCGGTTCATCCTTCATTATGCCAAGCTCTGCGCGGCGGTGAACGCCATGGATGCCGGCGCTCTTGATGCTTTCCTGATCGGCTCGGAATTCCGCGCGCTTTGCTCGGTGCGCGACAGCGCCACGAACTTCCCGGCCGTGGCGCGGCTGAAGACCCTGGCCGCCGACGTGAAGGGTATTCTCGGCGGCGGGGTAAAGGTCAGCTACGCCGCCGACTGGTCGGACTATAGCGGCTACAAGCCCGCCGACAGCCAGGGCAACCCGACTGGCGATGTCTTCTTCCATCTCGATCCGCTCTGGGCCGACAGCAACATCGATTTTGTCGGGATCGACTGGTACGCGCCGCTCGCCGACTGGCGCGACGGCACTGGCCACCTCGACAGCATCGCAGGCGCGCCCTCGATCTATGATCGCGCCTATCTGCAAGCCAATATCGAAGGCGGCGAATTCTTCGACTGGTTCTATGCCAGCGATACCGCGCGCACCAATCAGACCCGCAGCACCATCACCGACGGCGCCCATGACAAGCCGTGGGTGTTCCGTTCAAAGGACCTGCGCAACTGGTGGCAGAACCGGCATTACGACCGCCACCAAGACCGCCAGCATGACCACACAGGCATCATTGAGAGTGCATCACCGACGGCGTGGCTGCCAGAGATGAAGCCGATCTGGTTCTGCGAACTTGGCGTGCCCTCGATCGACAAGGGCGCAAATCAGCCCAACACATTCTATGATCCGAAGTCGTCAGAAAGCTTCCTGCCCTATCACTCGAAGGGCACGCGCGACGATCTGATCCAGCGCCGGGCGCTGGAGGCTGTGCTCGCCTATTGGGCGCCTTCAGGCGCCAACAACCCGGTCTCTGATGTCTATGGCAGCCCGATGATCGAAACCTTCGGTATCTGGACATGGGATGCCAGGCCCTATCCGGCATGGCCGGGCCGGGCTGATCTGTGGTCAGACGGCGATCTCTATCCACTCGGGCATTGGCTCAACGGCAAGGTGGGCCTTGCCGATCTGGCGGCGCTGGTCGCCGAACGCTGCCGGCGCGTCGGCTTCACGGATTACGATGTGTCGGCGCTGGTTGGCGTCATCACCGGCTATCTGCGCGACCGGCCCATGAGCCCCCGCGCCGAGCTCGAAGCCCTGGCTTCCGCTCTTGCCTTTGATGCCGTCGAAACCGACGGCGTGATCCGCTTCACCCCGCGCGGGCGCCCCTCGGTTGCAACCTTGAGCCTGCAGGAGCTGGTGGTGCCCGATGACGGCCAGGGAACCGGCGAGGAGATCACCTTGACACGCGGCCAGGAAACCGAACTGCCCAATGAGGTGGCGGTCGGCTTCACTGATGCGGGGGACGGATACAAGCCCGGCGCGGTCTCCGCCCGGCGTCTTGCCGGCTATTCGCAGCGCAAGAGCGATCTGCAGCTCGCACTGGTGATGGATCAGGTTCAGGCGCAATCGATCGCCGATCGCGCGCTGGTGGAAGCATGGGTTGCCCGCGAGACGGCGCAACTGGCGTTGCCGCCTTCCCACATCGCGCTCGATCCGGGCGATGTGATTGACGTCCTCATCAATGGCCAGGCGCGATCCTTCCGTCTGACGCGCCTGCTCGACAAGGGCGCGCGCGAGGCCGAAGGTGTTCGTGTCGAAGCGGCACTCTATGCGCCACCGCTCAACGGGATTGCCCCACCGACACTGACACCGCCGCCGATCTTCGGCGCGGCAGTGCTGCAGTTGATGGATCTGCCGCTGCTGCGCGACAGCGACGACGGCTTCTCGCCCTATGCCGCAGCGTCGGCCTCGCCCTGGGGCGGCATCGCGGTGATGGACAGCGCAACAGGTTCCGACTTCGCGCTCGACACGACGCTGGCGGTTCGGGCCACCCTCGGGCAAACCATTCAACCGTTTCCCGCCGGGCCGAGCGAGTATTGGGATGAGGGCTCTGTTCTCGAAGTAAAGCTCTATGCCGGGGAACTGGCAAGCGCCACGCCCGACACGATCCTGAGCGGTGGCACGAACAGCCTCGCTCTCGGCACGCCCGATGGCGATTGGGAGATCGTCCAGTTCGCCGACGCCGTGCTGACCGGATCGCAAACCTATCGGCTGACCAAGTTGCTGCGCGGACGCCTCGGCACCGAGCACGCGATCCGTTCCTCGCTTGCAATAGGCGCGCCGGTTGTCCTTCTGGATGAAGCTGTTGCGCAGATCGCAGCCAGGCCGGCCGAGCGTCTTGCCGCCAGGTTCTATCGATGGGGACCGCTAGCACTCGATATCGCCGACCCTGCGTGGCAGCAGACGACATTCGCCACGAAGGCCGTCGGTCGCATGCCGTGGTCGCCGGTCCAGGTCTCAGGCGCACGCGATGGCGTCGGCGATCTCACCATCACATGGGTTCGGCGCACCCGGCTCAGTGGGGTCTGGGCCGATGGCGTCGATGTTCCGCTGAACGAGGAAAGCGAGCGCTACGAGGTCGATGTGATGGATGGCGCGATCGTCGTGCGGACTTTTCCCACGACCACACCGACCGCCAGCTATTCCGCCGCCCAGCAGGTCGAGGACTTCGGATCGGCGCAAGGCTCGATCTGCGTGCGCGTCTACCAGCTGTCCGCCTCGGTCGGGCGTGGCTGGCCGGGCGTTGCCATTCTCTAATCTGCGCAATCGCGGACGGAAACCCGGTTTCCACTTTTCCTGCGATTGCTTCTGAAAGGTCATCATCATGCCAACGCCGAACCTCGGCCTGCCCACGCTCGCGCAAGGGCAGGCGCAAAAGGAAATCACCCACAATGAAGCGCTGCTGCGCCTCGACGCGTTGGTGCAGTCCAGCGTCAAGAGCCGGGCACTGGCGACGCCGCCGGGAAGCCCGGCGAACGGCGAGCGCTGGATCGTGCCTTCTGGCGCAACCGGCGTCTGGGCGGGCCAGACTGACCAGGTTGCGTTCTGGCGCGAGGGTGCATGGGCGTTCCTGGTCCCTGCCAGCGGCTGGCGGGTTCATGTCGAAGACGAGCGCCTGACCGTGGTCTGGACGGATGGCGCCTGGCGCGACCAGATCGTCGGCACTGCCAATGGCGGGGCGATCCGGCTCGTGGCGCTCGAACAGGAACTGACCCTCACCGGCGCCTTCGTCGACGCCACCACCGCCGTGATCGCCGACCGCATGATCGTTCTGGCAGTCGCTTCGCGGACCACGCAAGCCATAACTGGCGCGACCTCCTACGGAGTCGGCGTGGCCGGCAATACCAGCCAGTTTGGCGGCTCGCTCGGCATCGCACTCGGCTCGAACAACATCGGCGTGATCGGTCCGACGGCCTTCTACGCCAACACGCCAATCCGCGTCACCGCAACAGGCGGCAATTTCGCTGGCGGCAAGGTGCGTGTGGTTGTCTACGCGCTCGCCTTCACCGCCCCGACCTCGTGAGAACAGGAGCGTTTTGCGGCCAGGTGCATACCGGTTCGCCGCGCAAAACGCGTCAACAAGGAGCCAACGCCCATGAACCCCTCACTGCCTTCCATCGCCATCGCCCCTGAAGCTCTCACGCTCACATGGGTCGTCGTCGGCAGCATTGTCCTTGAACTGCTGGTCCTGATCGTCTTCCTCGTTCGCGTGTCTTGGTGGCTCTCACACCGTTTCACCATGATCGACGCCAGCTTCATTACTGTCGGCAAGGACGTGACACAGCTGAAAGCCGATCTCGGCAACGACATTGCCGGGCGGCGCGCCGTCGCTGATGCGCGCGGCGACATTGCCCAAATCAAGGCGACGCTGGTCGAGTTCCGCGAACGCATCGATCGCATCGAAGCCAATGAGGATGGGCGCAGGCACGCCTGATTCTCCACCCTGGACCCTCCCCGGACCCTCTGCCTTCAACCCCAATCGTAACCCCAACCGCAACACGACCCAAAGCCCGCCACTTCGGCGGGCTTCGTCGTTTCAGGAGGACACCATGACCACGACCTTTTACCGACATTGGCGCGACGTGCCGCAGAGCACCTGGCGCTGGCCCAACTTTTCTCCCCCCGAGATCGCCTGCCGGGGCACCGGCAAGCTGCTGATCAACGATCCCGCACTCGACAAGCTTCAGGCGCTGCGCGACCGGCTGGGCAAGCCGCTGATCGTGCGTTCCGCCTATCGCAGCCCGGAACACAATCGTGCCGTCGGCGGCGCAAGCCGGTCCAAGCATATGGATGGCGCAGCCTTCGACATCGCCATGACGAACCACGACCCGGTGGCCTTCGAGGCTGCGGCGCGTGAGGTCGGGTTCCTGGGCTTCGGCTTCTATCCGCGCTCGGGCTTCATGCACGTCGATCTCGGCCCCGCCCGTCAATGGGGCCAGCGGTTCCCGGTCCGGGCGACCGCATTCGCAGCCGAGACGCCGCCCGCGCGTGAAGTGCTGGCACAGAGCCGCACCATGAAGGGCGGTGGCGCGGCCGGTGTTGCGACGCTTGGCGCGGCGGGTGTCGAGGTCGCGCAGAACGTCCTCACGGAAACTCAGTCAGCCGTCCTGCCGCTGGTGCCATACCTAGACACCCTGCGCTGGGTGTTCATCGCGGTAGCGCTCATTGGCATCGCCGTCACGATCTACGCCCGCCTCGACGACTGGAAGCGGGGGCGTCGGTGATCGCCGGGCTCCTCACCGGGATCGCCGGATCGGCATGGGCCTGCACAGCGCTGCGCTACGGCGCCATCGTCCTCGCTGTGCTCCTGTTCCTGCTGTCGCTTCGGCGCACCGGGGAACGAACGGGACGCCTCGCCGAACGCCTTGAAACCATGGAGAAGGCCAATGAAATCCAACGCCGGATGCTGGAAGCAGCAGCTCGCCGTCCTCGCGATCGCGACGAGCTTGCTCAGCGGCTGCGCGACGGTGAGTTCTGACGGAATGCTGACTGGGCCGTGTCCGCCTGTCGTCGAGTATAGCCGTGAGTTTCAGGCTCGGGCGGCCGAGGAGATCAGGTTGCTTCCGGGCCGATCGGCCGTCGCCGAGATGCTGAGCGATTACGCCGTGATGCGCGAGCAGGCGCGGGTCTGTCGATGAAAGGGCAGAGCCGCAGTCAAATTGATGGCATGGACGCCGCAATGCCGCTAATCTGTGAGCATGACACCGGTGGACGAAAAACGCGTCGCAGCCAAGCTTGCCAAGATCATGGCAATTCTGTGTGTGCGCAATACGCAGTTGGAAGGGCTGCATGCCGGCCTGGGGCCAATCACCCGGACCGGCGACTATTCGGATGTTTTTGTCATAGACGCGGATGGCCGGCGTATTCCGTGGACCGAGGTCTCACACATTGATGACGCCGAGATGCGCGAGCTTATGCGCGATATCGTCAACCGCCTCTACACGTTTCACCTCTGCGCCGATGATCCCAAGCTTCAGGCCCAGATCGAACGTTGGATGGCCGCCGCATCAAAATGGGACGAGCCGGAAATCGACCAGTTTATGATAACACCGGATCATTTACCTGCCGTTGATCGTTGATCGTTGAATTGGCGTTATTACCAAACTCATTTTACAACCGGCAGGTCCGAAAGTCGTGTTGTGTAGCGCGGGCTGCGGTAATCCGCACGCAAGTGCCAGGACCGCGTCATGCCTTCACTGGCCAGCACCATGGTTTTCTTTCCGAAACGGGCGTTCACCGCATCCAGCGCTGTCATCAGCGCCGGTGACCTCTGCGGCACATCGAAAAGTGTTCTGGGCCGATTTTCCAACGGCAGAAGATCATCCAGCATCACGCCCGCCTTGGTAAAGGCATAAAGCTTGTCCCCAGTTTTTGGCCAAGCGGCTAAGGCGCACCGCCTTGCAGCAGCAACCAGATCAAATGTGTCTGATGACATCGGCGTGAGCCTCGTGGTCCTGGATCCAGCATACTGGGGTCTATCCGCGCGGTGCCGGTTGGTGTGGTAAAATACTGTCAACGTACCAGCTACCAGCCCATGCTGACGGAGTTTTTCTGCCGCCCTTGTGGCATGGGCTGTAATGGCTTGAAACAGCGTATCAAAATCCTGCATCGGCGTGCCAGCTGAGCGAGATACGGCCATGCCCTTCCTTTGGGGCTCGACATCATCAAACGCAATGCAGGGCTCTCCCTGCAACTCCAGGACAGTCCGCTCCAGAACCACAGTGCCCATGCCCCGCGCCTGACGGAGGGGCATGGCGCGAAGTTCTGCGGCAGAATTGATGCCGATCCCCTTCAGCTTGGCCTCAGTTTTGCGCCCGATCCCCCAGATATCACCAACAGGGACCAGAGGCAGAAGCCAATCAGCCAGGGTTGGATCCATCATATCCAGAACGCCGCTGAATATCGGGTTCTTTTTGGCAATATCATTGGCGCACTTTGCAAGCGTCTTTGTGGGAGCGATGCCGACCCGGACCGGTACACCCACTCGTCGCAGCACTTCACGCCGCATGGCCTGTGCGTGGGCAACGCGATCCTTCAATCCGGCAAAGTCGAGAAAGCATTCATCGATGGAGTAGATTTCGACATTTGGTGCGTAGTCTTCGTAAACAGCAACAACACGGCGGCTGATGTCACCGTAGAGCGTGTAGTTTGAGGAAAAGACCCGGATCCCATGCGCCGCGATCTTGTCGCGGATCAGATGCAGGGGTTGTCCCATCTTGATACCAAGCGCCTTGGCCTCGTCACTGCGCGCCACAGCGCAGCCATCATTATTTGACAGTACGATAACTGGCACGCCCATCAGCGTTGGATCAAAGATCCGTTCTGCGCTGACATAGAAGTTCGCGCTGTCGCTGATTGCTATGGGCCGCGTCACCCCAGATCATACCGCCGCACAACGCCGGCGATGACGCCCCAAATTTCGCTACCCTCGTTCAATTCAATGTCGGGGAAGTCCTCGCGGCTGTTTGCAGGTGCGAGATAGAACTTGCCCGCACGCTTGCGCAATATTTTCGCAGTTACAGCGCCGTCGACCACCGCGAGTACGGCTCGGCCAAGGCGCCGCTTTCCGGCCCTGTCCACAGCAATGATGTCGCCGTCCCGAATGCCGACGTCCCAAAGGCAATCGCCTTCCACCCGCCACCAGAACGTCGAAGACGGGTGCCTCACGACCCATGCGATCGGATCGATTTCATCCTCAAGGTCATCACCTGCTGGAGATGGAAAGCCTGCGCTTGCGCGAACCGCAAAAAGTTGGACAGGTTGTCCCTGCGTGCGAATAGGCGCTTCGAACGGGTAGACTGGCATCCGCGACCCCCAAACTGTTCATGATATGTTCCATTTCTTCTGTCATATCGAGGCGATGAGTCAAGCCAGTCTGAATTGAAAAATACCGAACCTTGCCCGCCCGCGAGGTGCTGGCTGACAGCCGCACCATGAAGGGTGGAGGCGCGGCCGGAGTGGCGACGCTGGGCGCAGCCGGAGTTGAGGTTGCGCACAGCGTCCTCGCCGAGACCCAGACCGCGATCCTGCCGCTCGTGCCCTATCTCGACACGCTCCGCTGGGTGTTCATCGTGGTGGCACTCGGCGGCATCGCGGTCACGATCTACGCCCGGCTCGACGACTGGCGCCGGGGGCGGCGATGATTGCCACCTTTCTCGGCGCAATAGCCGCCAGCCCCTGGATGCGGGCGGCGATGCGCTACGGCGCCATCGTCCTCGCCGTGCTCCTGTTCCTGCTGTCGCTTCGAAAGTCAGGCGAGCGAGCGGGACGTTTCGCCGAACGTCTTGAAACCATGGAGAAGGCCAATGAAATCCAACGCCGGATGCTGGAGGCGGCGGCTCGCCGTCCTCGCGATCGGGGCGAGCTCGCTGACAGGCTGCGCGACGGTCGGTTCTGACGGCAGCGGGCCATGGGTCTGTCCGCCGGTTGTCGAGTATAGCCGGGAGCTCCAGGCAAGAGCTGCCGAGGAATTGGAGCTGTTGCCAAACGGCTCTGCCGTGGTCGAGATGATGAGTGACTATGCTGTGATGAGGGAGCAGGCGCGCAGTTTCTAA